TCATAATAACTACGAATGATTTCTGGAATAAGACCTAGCTCATCTTTTTTAAAGTATGTTCCATTAGCTGTTACAGCATATTCGGTATGACTAGGCTTAACAGATCTTGCCAATAGATTCTCGACATTGAAGTGAGGCTCTGATTTATCATTAACGATTGTCTCCGGACTCATATTGTATTGAACAATAAGATTTGGATAGAGTGAGTTAACATCGAAAGAACATACCCAATCATGCATTCCAACTTGTGGATCTTTAACATAGCCCCCCGGATAATCCAGCTTTGGAACATCTGGTCTAATAGGTGGGACTTCGTTCCTAGGTAATAGTCTACGATAGATGATCGAATCCCATACACCTACTGTACCGAATGTCTCAGAATAATTGATGCCAGCTTTATATGCGGTTAACATAGCCAGTGATATTAGTCCTAGCTTATCTTCCAGTCGTGCAATCAATTCGGTATCTTTGATATTATATTCAATGAATAACTGATGATTATCCCTTGCAAGATTTACTAGATTACCGTATTCCTCATAGGATATTTTCCTATCACCAAGGACAATGAATGCGATATGATCTAACTTATATGATTCCTGATTTCCATATGCCCTAGCAAACTTTTTAAATAAGTCCATGTAGTCTAGGGTTTGTATGCCTAGTAATTCATATGATGTCTTATCCCGACCCATAACATTAATGGTCTTTTCCCTAATCGATTTCCAAGGGGATAACTTCTTGGCATATTTTTCACCCATAACTTTTGTTATACGATTAACAAGATATGGTATATCAAAGAACTTAACATTCCAGCCAGTAACAACATCCGGAGAATGTTCTGGAGAATCCCAGTGTCTTAGAAATTTAGTTATTAGATCTCGCTCATCACTGCATTCGAAATAATGAACATCTAACTTTGATTTCATCGGATCATATTTATCCAGCCCCCATGTATAATATGATGGATCCTTTGAATTTTTAATTGTGATTGCATTGATAATGGCATAGCATCTTTCTGGATATGGAAACCCATCATATGCATCAACCTCAATATCAATCGACGTGACATTAACTGCATCGCGATCGTATTCTAATTCACCGGGATATTCTTCCCCGATAAACTGAGAAACGTAGTTTGTCATACCATATACATTAAACCCTTTGGCATTCTGATATTGATCAATAAACATTCTGGCTTCTTTCATATTGCCAGGTTTTATTGGGCTCAATTTAATAGGATTATCCGGTGAGAATAATGTATGCGATCCATTTTTATCTGGTACGAAAAGAGTTGGGCGGAAAGGTACCTTCACAGCTACCCTCTTTCCATTATCATACCCCCTGTAGGCTATGTAGTTGCCTAATCTGTTTACACTTGTATAGAATTTCATATGTCTATTATATCATAATATGGGACAAATGTAAAGGGTTTTTATATAATAATTTTCTGTTTAGGTACCTCAATACTCCTATTACCTACCATACCATTATACTTTTCAATTAACCCAGGTTCAGGCTGTACAATAAACATAATGTGTTCTACCTTGATCGGCAGTTTTTTAATATCACAGTAACTCATATATGGCATGAATCCAATCTTGCCGTCGCCATTCGGAATTAATTGTACAGGATCTGTAACAGTAATTTGTGTTGGGGTATCTTCTTTAATTTTGCAAAGGATTTCTTCGCCGGTTGTTAATCTAACTAATTTAATAATCATAGTTTCTCCATAGTCTAATCGGGGCCGAAGCCCCTGTTGTTATTCAGTCAATAATTGTTTTTGTTCCTCTCGAACTATTCTAATCTGACGCGGCTTATCTTCCTCAGGTATAATATTCGTCAATCCAATTTGTAATACACCTTTGTTAATTTCAGCATCTTCAACTTCAATCGTATCAGCTAAAGTAAAAGTTCTAGTAAAGTTTCTACCAGAAATACCTTTATGTAAGTAATTGACATCAGCTGCGTCAACTTCCGATGTTCCGGATACAGTCAATTGTCCTTTAAGTAGTTCGATAGATATATCAGTATCTCTGAATCCAGCCACTGCAATTTCAATCAAGTAATGATCGTCATCGAGTTTTACCACATTATATGGTGGGTACGATTGGGTGTTGTTAGGTTGTTGAATCGCATCGAATAATGCGTCGAATCCAAAGAATAGGTCCCTTGGAATACCATTTGTGTTATATGTCATAACATCCTCCTATTAAGCAAGGTTTAAATTATAGTGCAACTCTTGTTACACTTCTCGTTGTAAGACCCGAAGCATCTTACGTTTTATTTATACAATTCCAAAGTCATAGGTACCAAAAGCCCAATGCTTTTCTTTACACCACCAGCATTTTTTGCATGGTAGGTTAGAGCCATCAGCTAATGATGGATCGGCGCACGATTCAGTTAATAAGTACATATCCATAGTATTAGATTTATAATACATCTCGGCTAACACCGACTTATCAATCAACCTAAATGGTTGAATAGGCATTATTGCACTTGCTGTATCCCTTGACAATTCCTTAATATCAATTGAGTCTCGATCTACCATTCTAGAATCCATCATGTCTAACTCAGCCATAGTATCAATTGGCGGGTTAGCGGTTTTACCATTATAAACAGTATAAGCCTTATATTTCTTTACAAACTGGGCAATAGCATATCTAACTAATACTAGTTTATAGTCTAGCACTATTTTGCCCGGACACACATTGTACTGTAATACCCCTTTTGATTTAAAATATTCTATTGAATATTCTATAGAATTTGTTTTAAGTAAATTTAAGCATTCTTGAGAGGAATAAGTAAAGGTGTCATGAGTTATATTAACCTCAGGGAACTTCTTTCTGATATACGTTATTATCTTTTTTGCCGCTATATTGTTTTTCTTCACTCCGCCTCTTTTGTTATTAAATGGTAGCAAGCTTAATGTGTTATCGTCGTTAATTATAATTTGATTAGGATCAGCCGAGCTGCCTATGCCGGTTATGCAATGGATAGTTAGCTCGGTTAAGTTGCTATTATCACACATTTCATGCAGCATCATTGCCGAGTCCGCGCCTCCGGATAGAAGTACTACTATATCTTTATATTCAGTTGCGTTAATTATCATTATATCAGTAGCATTTGAATGCTACATATTTTTCTCGACATCCTGCACACCAGCCACAAGGAGTTCCTGTCATGTCCATTGGATGGGCACATGAAATTGTTAATGGAAATAATGTATCTAGTAAATCATACTCTATGTATAAATCTCTAACTACAAATTTATCCTTTAGTCCTAAGGGAGCCATATGACTTTTCAGTTTATCAACATCCGGGTACCTGTCTAGCATCCTAGTATCCCATAGATCATGCTCGATCATTATCTCTTTGGGATAATGAGCGGTCATGCCATTGAACATCCTATACTTTTCTGTAAATTTTTCTATTACATATTTTGTATGGGCTCTCTTTGCTACACGAAAATCATCTCTGCTAATATTCATATAGATCTGTTCGTCAGGAATTATACTAAGAGAGTGAACAATCTTAGCCAATGGGAACATATCTTGCATAAGCTTAACTATTTTTTTAGTTCTCATTTTAACAGCTGGCCTTGTTTGAAGGTCAATAGTATGAAGGACTATAGTTATCTCGGGGTTACTATTCAGTAGTAGAAATAATACAATGCTAGAGTCAGTTCCACCTGAAAACATCAGGCCTATCTTTTTGTCAGAATGTAATTTTAAATTCACCGACATCGTCCACAGTAACTTTCCCATAGCCATCAACTCTTTCTGGCTTATAGATTGATGCAAGACCTAATGCCTCTGTATTGAATTTAACCAATGTCTTGAGAGCATTCTCTGTAGTAAGCTTAGTTAGTATATCAATTGTCTTGTTACCTTCTTCACCAATTACCCAATCGTACTTACCGATTTTCTTTTCAAATATCTTAATTGAATCAGGGTCTCTTGCCATCTTCTCACAAGCCATTCTATATTTCAATGTGTTTGGATTACCCTTGTTTACCCATAGGGCTTTCTGAATAGCATCTCTCCATGAATGTACTAAGGTGTATGCATCATAGAGTTCGCCAGATGGTTTCTCGCCCCACTTTGCTTCAAAGACATCTTCGAATCTTTTACCAGGATAGTTAGGATCGTCCTTATGTCCACCGTTCTGAATATCTAAAATGCCGTGGTGTAACCAAGTTTCTGCCTTTCCTGAATTAACCAACGGCATTACTTTAGCTAAATACTTTGCAGGATTCTGTCTGGTAGATGTTAACTCGCCTCTAGCAAATGCTAGATCTCGCTCAGAACCTTTCATACCTGATATCCA